GCCACCAGCAAAAACACCCCTTGTTCCGTCAGGCGGCAAAGGCCACCCACTCGCGTTCTGATACTGCGTTGAGAGGCTCCATACACCTTGATAAACTGGCATTATGTTACCTCCACCCAACTTGTTGTTTCTTCATTCCATGTATATTCGCCGCCTTCTGGCATAGGAGTTGGTGGAACAAAACTGCAAAGTTCTTCGCTAAATGTCCAAGAAGCAAAGCCGTTTTCAGCCCACCAAGATTTTACTTCATTTTGTTTCGCCGCTTTTTCTTCTTCCGTCATAGAAACGATAGTCCAAACATCGGTCCAAACACCATTTACCCGTACATATTCACTAGATTTACTGACATCGTATATACCAAGTTCAGGAGGGGTTGGTCTATCAAATCTTTCCCATCCTTCAGGTAATGGCCCTGCGTCTATGTCACAATTAGGAAAAGCAACTTTAAAATTAGATGCTATAACTGGGTGACCTTGTATTGTTTCATCCGTTATTCTTACAAAACATCTAATCATTATGGACCTACATTTGTTGATGGGAACGATCTAGTTGTGCCGGAAAAGGAATAAATGATCCGCAGTGCGCCATCTCCACCATTTCCACCTTCATGCGTTCCGCCATTATTTGTTGCAGGATTCCCGCCACCGCCGCCGCCACCGGGCAGACCACCTGTAGCGCCTCGCGCATAGTTAGGATGACCTGCGCCGCTGCCACGAGCGCCTTGTGCGCCAGTGACCCCGTTTGCTTCGTAAGAACCTGATGCACCACCTTGCCCTTGGTTACCGCCGTTGCCGCTATTACCCTCTCCATAAAGACCAGTGCCGCCGCCGCCAGAGCCGCCGAAAAGGCCGTAGCCAGTGCCGCCGCCTCCAGAGCCGCCTCCAGAACCAGCCGACCCAGTGCCGCCATTATGGGATGTAGGAGAACCAGCGCCGCCAGTACCACTGTATCCACCAGCGCCGCCGCCACCGGGGGGCCACCAGTTACTGTTGTTATTGCCGCCGTTTCCGCCAGAGCCGCCGCTGCCGCCTGTTCCTGCGCCCACAGTGCCACCAGCGCCGCCGTTAGAGGCAGATGCGCCAGTACCACCATTTGCTCTCACTACGGCGCTTGTACTGGGGTCACTTAATCTACTAAACCCACCATTTTGAGCGTTTTCTCCCGTACTCACACCGCCAGCGCCAACAGTAACTGTCCAAGTTTGCCCCGCAGTAGCACTTGAATTATTCTGATAAGCTAAAGCACCGCCGCCGCCGCCGCCACCCGAATCGTTAGAACCAATAGAGCCATACCCAGACCCCCCACCGGAAACACAAACCGCTGAAATTCGAGCGGGGTTAAGGCCTGATGGGACTATAAACGAGTAAGTACCCGGCGTTACATAAACGCTATCTGTAGATTGTGTGGGGGTTACACTATTTGAAGCCGCGCTAGAATGACCAACTCCAAAGCCATTTTTAGCAACAACTTTAAAGGTATAAGCAGTATCATTTGTTAAACCTGAAATTGTTGCGGGAGATGCAGAGACAGAGGACGACACTATTGAACCATCAGAAGTTTTTATTGCGGTGACAATAAATTCAGTAATTTCCCCACCCCCAACATCAGTTGGAGCGGTAAAAGTTAAACTAACCTCGCCGCCAGCAGCTCCCCCTACGTCCGTTGCCGTGCCTATAGTTGGTTCATCTGGTGCATTAAGACCGTCTTGGCCTATAAAGCCGCCGTTACCTCCAGCCATCGGAAACTCCTAATTAGCTAATTTCTTCGTAGCTCACAATCACTTCAAGGTCACTCGCAGTGCCAGCCGTTGCCGTAATGGACTTGTCTTCCTCAAGATACAAAGCCGTACCCTTGTCAACAACAACAAGCGAAGCATCCGCAGGGACAGAGATTGTGCTTACAAGAGAATAAGCTGTACCACCGCCATCGTCTTGCGAGTGTACGTCTACCGTCACGTCACAGGCGTTTGTGCCATCGACATTGGCAATCTGAATCATGTTGATCTTAAAGACCTTGCTAGACGAGGCAGCGTTGCTAACCAGTGTCGTTGCGGATGTTGAAGTAAGCGCGACGGTGGCGGATTTGCCTATGATCGTACTTACATTTACAATATTCGGTGCAGCCATTTGTTTTCTCCTTTAGCCAAACACGATTGCCATAGCTATGGCTTTACCTGTTGATATACCAGCACTACCAAAACTGATAGCGCCACTTCCGTTAGTAACTAATGCTTGGCCGCTTGTGCCATCCGATGTAGGATAAGTAACTCCACCTATCGTAACTGTACCCGTGAAGGTAGGACTTGCAATAGGTGCAAAATTAGAAGGAACACTTAAAGAATTAAAAGCATCCACAAATGCAGCGCCTGACCCAGCACCATCACTATATACAGCTTTGGTTTGACCCGCTGGAATAGTTACATTAGCACCAGAACCTTGAGAAATGATAATGTTTTGAGATCCGCTAGTAGCGTTCTCAATAAACCACATCTTGCTAACAGTGTTTGGGCCAATAGTAATTGTACAGGCACTGTCTAAAGTTCCTGTATACTTCAAGAACATTGACCGACCAGCGTCTGATGCGCCATCAGCAATCGTTGTTGTGTGAGTATCAGCGTTGGTTGTTATGGCTTCTGTGCCATAGCTAAACGCTTCACCGATCAATTCGAGGTTAAGGTTCGTGACTGTTCCCCATGAGCCTGACTGATCGCCAGTTGCCATCTCATTGAGGCGAAGGTCATTTACATAGGTTGAAGCCATATCAGTCGATCCTCACAATTGATGTATTAGCAGTTTGGGCTGGGAAAACAATACGGAATGTACCGCCAGCAACTGAGAAGTCACCGCCAAAGTCCAAGACTGCAATTGCTAAGTCACTCTCTGTATCATTATAAATCAAAGCGCCGCGAGCTGTAAAAGTAGCTGATGTCCACTCAGGATTATCAGAATCAAAACATCCGCTTGTACTGTTGATAATCACAGATGCGTTTGCCAATGCCACACCGCCAGTGGTATACCCATTTCCATTCGCAACTTCATTTGTTGTTGTATATGCAGTTGTAGTTGCGTTCAGTGTCGCTGAACTTGTGTAAAGGGCAATCTTTAATGTGTCTGAGTCGAGATCATGCAGCCCAAGCATTACATCTCGTTTGAATTGTGTACACATTGCTTGTGTAATAGCCATTATAGACCTCCGTTATATTCTGCTGCGTAATCGCGTTGCATCTCTTGTACTGCAAGTTGCACTGCTTCGTCAAATTGTGTCTTATAAAGAGACAGTGTTTCTCCAGCTTTAAGAAACGCTGATGCCTCATAAAGACACGCGGCAAGCAACACATTTTCAAGATTATCACCGATCCAATTATTTGTGTTGCTTGAACTTAGGCCCGTTTCAGGGGCTACAAAATCCACTTGATAGGTATCAGTAGAGTTTGGAGTGGGCGCAAGAGTTACCACGGTTCCTGCCGTACCAGCACTTTTTGTGCTGTACATGATTGGAGTGCCTTGCGTAGTCGCGTTTGGAGAGTAATCGCGTATATATGAGTCAACTCTATGGTTCAGATAAGATGAAACATTTGAAGATATGATAGAAACTTGTCGTATCATTCTTGCTAAAGGAACCGTGTAGTCAGCAGTCCCAGCAATCATACTTCCTGTAGTAGTTTTCCTAAAGCAAGGCAAATTAGGCATACGTTGGAATATCATTACTTCGGCTTGCTCTATGATTTGATCGATAGAGGCTTGCAGCTCTGTGCTGTCATCTTCCAAGAAGTTCTGAATATTTGCAACTAACTGTGTGTAATTCATTACTGACCCCACGACCCTTCACCGAACGCATTGGCTCCAAAACCTGTATAGTCTAATTCAATGGTCACGTCACCTACATTTCCAGAACTACTCGAACCTGTACCAGAAACTGACATATCTGCTATAATTGTTACTGTTCCAGTTCCACCTGTAGCACCTTGACCAATCGGATGAGGTCTTCCTGCGGCATCACCCCAAGGCCCAAGACCCCAAGGTCCAAGACCCCAGCCAAATGGATCTTCGACAATAGCATCTCCAACATTTGCGATAGAGCCAACGCCAGTTACTGTTACTTGTTGGTATCCAAAAGTGCTACCAATTTCACCATTTCCTGAAACGCCAGTCGGATTTGCCTGCAATAATTGAGATACATTTCCAACGCCGCCAGTAGAGCCTACACCCGTTAAAGTCTGCAATGCATCTACACTTACTGTGCCGAGATCTCCTGATCCACCAACGCCACCAATAATATCTTCAATTTCAATTAAGATTGAAGAGAACACAGGAGTATTTGCCTGTCCACCCATTCCTGAGTGCTGGGTGCAATAATAGTAAAGGGTAGGTGCGTTTTCTGCTACAACTATCTGGGTGTAAGCGCCAGAACTTCCCGGCGTCCCTGACGTTGTTACGCCTGTCGTATATTCGCTGCCGCCAGCGTGTGTGCCATTCGGCGTAGTGCTAAAGCGCAGGGGGTGGCTGTTGTTAGAAGATGCAGATTGATCGAAATAATATGTTCTGCTTTCCATCAATTCTAACGTGTCTTGCTGAACCCCTCCGATAAAGTATTTATTAGCACCGCCAACACTCTGAACAGTGACCGTTAATGTCTGTACGACAGATACGTTTGGACCAACCTCACCATCACCAGCTTGGCCAACTGCAATAATTTCTGTCTGTATTGTAGCTTCTGCCGTACCGACATTGGCAGTGCCGCCAACACCACTTTGATTTTCATTAATTATTTCAAACGAACAGCGACCAACATTTGCATTAGCACTAACACCCACACCGGGACGTTGTCTAGGATCTATGAACGGATCAAAGTTGTACCCTATAAATACTTCTGCATTTTCAGGGTCTGTATCTGGACGCGGGTTAAAGAGTGCTGTTGCATCAACAATGTTTTTTGCAGGAGTAAGCTGTGGTTGCTTTGGCTCCCAGTCTTCTGGCGAAACACGCAAGCCATCCCAAGTAGTCTTCAGGTCAGTATATGGAACCTTTAGACCACTTCTGTCGCTTATCGCTTGGGATTTTTTTCCGCTTGCGTATTTAGCCATTAAGATAAGTTCAGCGCAGTTGGCTGAATCCTCAAACTTACACCATCATTGTCAGATGCCGCCGCAAACGCGAAGGCACGTTCATACATTTCGTTTAAGATCTGAAACTTTTCGTTTGCATATTTCAGAGATAGCTTACTTGCCAGACCTGCGCAGATGCATTCATTCCAACGATACGGAATATCTGCGTCTTGGTTTGATGCAGTTACATCTTCAAGCTGTCGAATTGCCCAATACACTATACTATATGTATCCCGATTAGGAATCTGCCAAAAATACGCAACAGGTGTATATTGCTTGTCGAGCATATATTGGCTGGGTTTGCCGGGAGAGGTCTTGTTGGGCAATTGATTGTAATCGGCAATCGATACACGGTTAACAATCTGATCTGCTGTATCAGTCCCAGCACTATCGCGGATAACTGCGCTTATAATATCTATTGTTCCAACTGGCAGCGTGTAGGGCGCTGTCTGGCCGTTCACAAGCGTCAAGGTCTGCTGCTCTACTGCCCAGTAGTTAATACCCCTGTTCGCCCACTCAGAGAAGAGTAGGTTGAGGCTGCGCCGTGCAGACACAGCCCTATCACCCGTTTGAATTTGTGGATCTAACCCACAACGCTCAAATGCTTCAGATATAATCTCTTCAACATTTGGTTGAAACGCTACTGTTCCTGAAGTTGCCATCGAAAACTCCTAGTATTCTTTTATGACCCTCAAGACCAATTGATAAGAATCTCCAACAGCACCAGCTCCAGATGTTGTAAACTTCACATCACCTGTTGGGTTTGTGCCATATGATTTCGTTGATGGAAGACCGCCGAATTTTGAAAAATCGTGATAACCAATGTCATCATCTCCAATATTCATCATAATAATATCCACGTCAGCATCAGCCAGTATGCGTACTGTCATGCTTTTACAGACCCACCAGCCTTCTATAATGCGAACAGCAGTACAAGGCTCGCCATTTGCGTTGGATGCAAGAGTTGACACATCAATTTTCAAAACAGCACTTTCATCGCCTGTATCAACATATTGATACTGAAACGCGAATACAGCCTCTCTGGTGCTATCACTTAGCTTTTTTACTGATACAATGTCAGCCATTTGCTAGTCCTTTTTCTTTGCAGGACGGCCACGTTTCTTAACAGGTTTTTCTTCCCACGCCTCATTTACATCAGGTGTAGAAGGATCGTCAGCTTTTAACGTACCATCTGAGTTTCGAGCGCGAACTTTGGAAATTCCAATGCCTCGCGCCGCCAATTCTTCTTCGGAAGGAGGTGTAAATCTACTCATTAGATAACTCTCCTTACGCTGCTGCGATTGTAGCACCTGTGTCAGAACGCTTCCAGTTTGTGCCGTCAGAGAAGGCCAAGATAGCTGCGCCTGCTGCGCCATTTGAAACGTATACAAGCGTACCAGCGCCTGCATCAGAAGCTGATGGAGCGTTTGCAACTGTATATGTTGGAACAATAATATCGCCAATAAATCCGTTAGTGGAAGTCACTGGACCTGTAAATGTGGTATTAGCCATTTTAGTACCCTTTTGCATAAGGATTCGCTTTGTAGTCTATGCAACGTCAGGAGGGCGGAAACCTGTCTACAAAGCTAATATGATGCCCTTCTTCAAAAACATACATCACATCTAAACAAAAAGAAAGAGGCGATCCGAAGACCGCCCCTTAATCATAACACTCTGGAGAAATGTTATGCTGCGCCTTGTGATCCGAAGATACCGCGCCAATCGGTAGCACCGAAGCTGTAACGCTCACGCACTTTGTAGCGCACGTTGCCAGTCTCGAAGTCACCTTCCATGCCTTTTTTCATAGGCGAGCGTTGGAACATTTTCAGTCCATCAGGAATATCCGTTTGAACAAACCACTGATCGCTGTCTGTTAGACGGCGCATGATGTGGTAGCCCTGTGGGAGATACCCGCCTTGACGAATCGCGTTGATGTCGTTGTCGGCAGTTGCTGTACGCAGTTGTGATTCCAGCAGACGCTCTGCAACAAAAGTATAAGCTGTTGGGATAACCAACTGCGTACCCTGTGCCGCAACGCGAAGACCGCGATCATCTTTCATGTCAGCAATCTGAATAAGGATTGCTTCAAGTGACACTTCAGACAAATCGGCTGGTGTTGCCAGAATGTTAGACTGATTGCCAGCCTGTGTTGGGTGTGTTGCACTCAAAAGAGGAGCGCCGTCACCACCATTCACAGTTGTCGCGGTATTCAAAATGTTAGCTGCTTTGATCTCTTTAGTAGAGGCCATTGAGCGAGCCAACGCTTTTGTATAGCGAGAAGCAATCGAGCCGTACTGGCCATCTTCTTCAGCTTCTTCAGTGATTGAGAAAGCCAAAGCGACTGTTTCATGCTGATAACGCGCAGTCCACTGCTGAGAGGCTGCGTCATACGAAACCGCAGAACCCTCTGATTTTGTTGGAGCATTTCCAAAGCCTGCGAGGAGGACATCTTCTTCAAACGCTTTTTGCGAAGTGTTTGATTCAAATACCGCCTCATATTCGGCTGGATAGCTGTCATATTCGAGTCCGAAAAGAGTATTCAGACCCGGCTCAAGCATTTTAGCAAAACTTGCTCTATTCATAGCCATTGTTCATACCCTCCTTAGATACCAGCACTGTCTTTAAGAAGATGCTCGTTGATAAGCAC